ATTGCCGCGTCGGTCAGAGCGCAGACGGGGCTGAAAGTTCAGATTCAAAGCTACCCATAGGTACTCGCAGTCATGGCCTGGGTCGATCTCGCCATTCTCGGAATCATCGCGCTGTCCGCGCTTGTCGGCTTCACCCGCGGCCTTCTCCGTGAGGTGCTGTCCTTTGTCGTCTGGCTTGGAGCCGTCTTCGTTGCCCTTCACGTGGTCCTTCACCTTGTAGTCACGGATGTACTTGTAGTCGATGACGCGGATCTTGCCGTTCGTGAGGTCGATGCGATCAATGTGAGGGTAAGGATAATCAGACATCTTTCATCGCCTCGAGCTTGGCCTCAAGCTTGAGGAGCTCGCGATCTAGCTCGTCAATGCGCTTGATGATCTCGTCTTGCTCTTGCCTCTCGAGGTCAAAGCGCTTGTTTGTGAACTTCCAAAGCATATACATGAGGCCGACTGTAACGACTGCGACGAGATTATTAGGATCAAGCAGCTTGTCTGCGAGGCCCGGTGTTAGGGTGGGATCTGCCATTTTAGAAGCTCCTCGGGTTGGTTTGGATGCCTGCGCGCCGGCCCCGGTTGGGCCTGCGTCTGCTGTAGCCACCTGCATCGACTCGATCTGAGTCTGCCCAGTAGTTAAAGATGCAGTCGTATCGTAGAGCATCGAGAGGATCTTCTCGACCATCTTTCTTAGGTTGCTCTTTGTTATCCCAAGCATACGACATGAGCGCCTTGCGTAGACTGTTGCCGCTGGCTCGCTCACCCTTGGCCCACACCTCTCGAGTGATGAGATAGCGCGAGCGATTGAAAGCGCGCTTGAGCCGCTGCACTCCGTTTAATATGTCGGTGCGCGTCGGGTCGGTGGTCGATCTGAGCGGCATACCGATGCCGCCTTGCTCGATAGGCTTGGCGATCTCACGAAAAGCAGAGCGCCCTGTCTGATCGTTGCGCGCCTTGCCTGCTTTGTCTGCGCAGCCTGAGTCGAGCCAGATGCGAGGCCCGGGTGCTTGGTCGCGCAGCTCGCGAGGCCAAGCGATCTGCAGGATCATGAGGCTGAGCTGAGCGATGGTCACCTCTTGAGGGTTAAGCTCTGCGACGATCACCGAGGCCTCGCGCTCCTCATCATAGGCGAGGATAAGCACCGAGGGTTTACGAAAGCCCCAGTCGATCGCGATGCGCCCTGTCATCTCGGGCGAGTATTTGAAATCGTCGATGATGTGGCGCTCGAGACTAAACTCTTGATATACGAGGCCGCTCGGTGGCTTGGGCCGATTAAGCACCATCGCCTCGCGCTCATCAGGTGGCAGCAGCTTGGTGGCCTCAAACCATTCATCACTAAGATTTGATTGATTGACGTATGAGGTAAAGAGTAGAGGCGAGCACCCTGCATCCTCTGCCATCTGACACCACCAAGCATCTGCGACCGGCAGACCGACCAAGATAAGCGTCGGTGTTGGGCCAGAGCGCAAGCGACCGAGCGCCTTATTAGCGACCTCGGGGCCGAGCGTCTGGCACTCATCGATCAGCGCGACACCTGATGTGACGTTAATGCCCTCGAGAGGGTTGTGCGTCGCGTCGCGAGTGCCCGGTCGAAAGTAAGAGCGGCAGAGGACTGCCGAGCCGGTGTGTGTATCAGTCCACTGCCTAAGAGTGTGATTATAGACCCAACCTCGAGGCGCGAGCCATTTCTCGATTTCGGGCATGAGCACCGAGTTATATCTGCCATTTGTATCGGTAACGAGCAGGCTAGTTGTGCCGGGCCTCACCTTGCTGAGAAACCACATCGCAAAGATCAGCGAGCTCGTCTTGCCTGAGCCCCAGCCACAGCGCGCAGCGATGATGCGATCAGCGCGCCTTATGCCTGCGATGACCTCGCGCTGCAGGTCGTTAAGCTGCAGGTCACTGCTCACGATCAGCCTCGAGGAGATACTCGAGCAGGCGCGGCTCATCGATGGTGAGTCGGTGTGCTCGCTCGCCCTTGCGATAACCTCGCACGATGCCGAGCTCTACCAAGGTCAGCACATGATGTCGCATGGCATACTCTGAGCAGTCCTCACTCGCAAACGAGCGCAGGAAAGTGCGCAGAGCTGTTGGCTGAGCAGGCCACTGCAAGACAGCAAGGAGAGCGCGCTGCATCTTGTGAGGCAGTTGAGATCGGGCGATGAGCTCCTCGATGCTCGTCTCGACTTTGGGCTGAGGCCTGCGAGGCAGATGGGCGAGGGTGAAGAAATCGACAGGATCGACAGCAGAGCAGATCGCTCGGTCGAGCTCCTCGAGGCTAGACCAACGCGCTCGGCCCATAGGTGAATCACGACCGACATCTCGGCCCCAGACTGCGACGATGCGAAAGGGTGTCGAGTAGTTGATAGCGGCAGCTTGGAAAGGCACCGAGTAGAGCCCGATCATTACCATCCATAGAGCATCATTCTCTTGAGCGAGGCGCTGCAGCTTGGTCAGGTCGCTGCTCATGTGGTCGAGCACAGCGTCTGCGATCTCACCATCTGAGCGAGTGTCGGCTGGCTTGAGATGCCGAGTCTTGATCTCGAGCGCCATCGAGGCCGCGCTGTGCCTGCGCTGCAGTACGAGATCGCAATACTTACCGGGTTCGGGCCAAGCAGGCCGACCGACCTCGATCGGATACTCTGCGAGGCGATAATTGGCCCAGTCTGCCGACTCGATTACCGAGAGCACCAAGCCTTGAAATCGGTTGTGAATACGCACGACAGCAGCGCGCATCTGCTCGGGTGTCCAAGTAGACACCATCGAGGGCCTATTGATCTCAAGCTTGTTTTGTGTCATGTATCCCTCAACGCTTGCTTATGACTCTGGCTCAGTCTCTCGATGGTGATGCTCTGCAGAGGCTGAGTCAGAGTCAGGCTCTTTACTCACTAGGTGAGCAGTCTGCTCGAGCATGGCGATCACCTCGGGTATGCCATCCTTTTGACTGGCTGAGACTTGGAGCTCCTGCTTGTCACCATAGCGATCGGGGCGCAGTCGCGCCAAGATCCACATCAGCGCCCGGGTGTCGTCTTTGCGAGTAGCCATCGAGCGCAGCTCAGAGAATACCGAGCCCTCGGCTGCATACTGTGCATCATCGAGAGCCTGTGCAAAGTCCTCATGCTTGTCGCGCCAGTTGTAGATAGTTCGTCGAGGGATATTGGCACCGACTGCGCTCGCCTCTACGCTGTGGCCTTGCTCGAGGAGATCGAGAAAGTGCTTAGTCTTTTCAGCGTTGCGCTTGCTGTAAGGCCCAGATGCAGGAGTCGCGCGCGCGCTTGTGCCACCTGAGCCATCTATAATAAGAGCCTCGCGCTGAGCGAGCCCTTTGAGATCATCGTTGCTCATATTCCCTCGCAAAGATCTTGAGCCGCCTGTAGATGCCGGCTGCTGTGTTTGGGTTAATGCTATGCGCTCGAGCTAGATCTGTCACCTGCTCATATTGGCAGACATGCTGAGCGATTGTGCGCTCGGCCTCTGTACTAGCCTGATCGATATAGGCTCCCAGGATCAAGGCGAGATCATGGCGCTCGACCCACTCATCAGGATCATGGTCATCTGCAAGCTTGCCCCAAGAATCCCAATCTTCGACAGCATAGCCGCTGTAGCGCTTATGATCTCTGATGTGATTTAGGGCTCGATTCTTAGCGATGCGCCTAATCGCGCCACCACAATCGAGATTCCGCAGGAGCTCCACACCTCGGCTCAGCATATAGCAGCAGGTGTCGCTGTAGATGTCCTCAGCCACATCATCCTGCAGTCCGTATTTAATGCAAAGCGTCAGCAAGACTGCTGGTCTATACTCGACGAGCTTGGCCCCGATGATCTCAGCGCGCTCGAGGCGCTCTTGATCTGTATACATAGTTACTCACTTAATCAGAGGGCCTCAGCCCCAGCCGCCACCTTGATTACCTGACCATGATGCAGGGCCTTGATTGCTGACCGGGTTGCGCTCGCCCTCGTCGCGAGGCTTTGAGCCGATAAACTCCCAACCATCGACGACGATCTCGAGGTCGGTGCGCTTGACTCCGTTTTGCTCCCACTCGCTTTGCTGCATCTTGCCCCACAGCGCCACAAATGAGCCTTGATCGACATTCTTGAGGATGCTCTCGCCTGTCTTGCCAAACGCGACGCACTTGCACCACATAGTAGATTTCTCGCCACCCTTTTGCCTGACATCGACAGCGAGCGAGAAGCTCGCGATGGAGCTGACGGCCTTCGTGGCGCCGCAGCCGGCGACGGCCTGCCTCCGCGTCGTGCTGCGGAACCGCACGGAAGGGGCCCTCCAGCCCGTCCTGCGGATCCGAGCGGCCAAGGCCCACGGCGCCCTGTCTGGCAAGCACGTCGGCTTCCAGCGGGACG